CCTCGTCGCCGCCGAGCAGACCGGGCGCCTCTGCCGTGCCATCGAACTCGCGCCGAAGTATGTCGCCGTCGCCCTTGAGCGCCTCGCCGCGCTCGGGCTTGAGCCGAGGTTGGTGCCCTGATGGGCCGCGCCCTCACCTTCAATCCCGAGACCGCCGCGACCATCCTCGGCGCCCGTCGTGTCGGCGCTCCGCTGCGGCAGTGCGCGCAGGCCGCGGGCGTTCCGTGGCGCACGTTCTGCGACTGGCTCAAGGCCGGTCGCGACGGCACGGACGCGCGCTTCGCGGACTTCGCCGCGCAGGTCGACACCGCGGGCGCGCAGGTCGACACCGTGCTCCATGCGCGCGTGATGAAGGGCACCGAGAAGGACCCGCGCCTTGCGCTCGACGTGATCAAGTATCGCGACGCCGCGCGCGCCCGCACCGCAGAGTTGCGACTGCTCAAGGCGCGCGGGGCCGTCGAGGAGAAGCGCGCGACCGGCGACCACGTCGACCGCGTGGAGGTCCGCAACGTGAGCGAGTTGACCGATGCTGAACTCATCGCCGAGGCTGAGCGGCTCCAGCAAGAGCTACGCGCACACTGAGGCTGCGCGCTTGCGGTTGGCGTCCGTCGTTACGGAGATGCGGCGCCGCCGCTGCGAGGGCCTGCTCGACTTTGTGCCGCGCCTCTCGCGTGGGTACGAGCGCCCGTCGCACCTCGCCGCCGTGGCGAGCCTGTTCGAGCGCGCGTTCGCCGGCGAGCCGGTGTTCGCCTGCGTGAGCGTGCCGCCGCGCCACGGCAAGACGGAGATGATCCTCGCGGCGCTCGCGTGGTGGCTCTCGCGCCGCCCCGAGGACGCCCTGGGGTACGTGAGCTACGCGAGCGCGTTCGCGGAGTCGAAGAGCCTGCGGGCGCGCGACTTCGCCACGTCGCAGGGGGTGAGGCTCCACCCGGCGCGGAGCACACTCGCCGAATGGCGCACGACGTCGGGCGGGGGCGTGCTCGCCACGGGCATCGGCGGTCCCCTCACCGGGCAGGGCGTGCGCCTGGCGGTGGTGGACGACCCCGTGAAGAACCGCGAGGAGGCTGAGAGCGCGCTCATCCGCCAGCGCACGTGGGATTGGTTCACCTCAACCCTGTGGACGCGCATCGAGCCCGAGGGGTCCTGCATCGTGGTGCACACCCGCTGGCACGAGGACGACCTGATCGGGCGCCTCGCGCGCGGTGACATGGGCGCGGCGGCGCGGTGGGAGGTGGTGAACCTCCCGGCCATTGACGACGCCGGTGCGCCGCTGTGGCCCTCGCGGTGGCCCGTGCCCGAGCTCGCGAAGAAGCGCGCCGCGAACGAGTACGACTGGCACTCCCTGTTCATGGGCTCGCCGCGTGCTCGAGGTGGCGAGGTCTTCCGCGCGCCCGCGCGCTACGCCGCCCCCGACCTGCACGGCGCACGCCTCGTGCTCGCGGTCGACCCCGCGGGCACCGAGGGCACGCGCTCGGATTGGACCGTGGCCGTCGCGCTCGCGGTGCGCGGTGCGGGGCTGTCGCTGCGGGCCGACGTGGTGGACGTGCTGCGCCTGCGTGCGGAGCCCGGCGAGGCCGCGCGGGAGCTCGTCGCGTGGCAGCAGCGGCACGGGATGGCGCCCATGCACATCGAGGCGAGCCGCGACGGCAAGAGCATCGCGAAGGCCCTGCGGGCGATGCAGCCCGGCCTACGCCTGACGGAGTTGGCGCCGCGGGGCGACAAGTTCGTGCGCGCGCAGCCGGTGGCGACGGCGTGGAACGAGGGGCGCGTGCGCGTGCCCGCGTCGTCCCAGGGCGCGCCGTGGCTCGGGCCGTTCCTCGACGTGGTGTGCCGGTTCACGGGCGTGAGCGACCGCCACGACGACGACGTGGACGCGCTGGCCTACGCCTGGACCGCGGGGAGCGGCGCGACACACACCGGCTTCAACCGCTAGCCCATCCCCGGAGCTAACCGCCCGATCCCGCACGGAAACCCGCGCGTGTTTTGACATACTCTGTCACGCCGTGGCACGCTTCACCCGCCGTGTCCTCTTTGACCACCGCGACCGACCTGATCACGCGCCTTCGCGCGCGCCACGAGGGCCACGACGGTCCCCTCGGCGCTGCGCATTGGCGGCTGGTCGACGACGCGATCGAGGGCGCGGGCGGCTTCCTCGCGGGCCTGCGCGACCTGCGCGTGTTCGACCACGGCGTGAACGGCACGGTCCCCTCGGGGCGCGTGCGTCAGGTGCGGGACGGCGAGACGTATTTGGTCCAGTTCGGCCGCGAGACGGTCGACGACTTCACGGGGCGCGTCGAGGTCACGACCTACGACAACCACGTTGCGCCGGTGGCGCGGGCCTACCAGGGCCACATGCGCGCCACGTCGCCCGTGCGTCAGACGACCATCGACGCGGTGCAGGCGTTCTGGTCCGACCCCGACGAGGGGCTCGGCGACGTGGACGCGTGGGTCGCGGTGGGCTCGTCGGCCGCGCTGCGCCACGGGTGGGCGGCGTGCCTGATCGACCGCCCCGAGGGTGAGCGGCCGGCGACCACGCCTGGCACGGTGGGCCGGTGGCTCGACCCGCGCGAGGTGGCCGATTGGGAGCTTGACGAGCGCGGGCGGTTCGCGTGGGTGAAGCTGATTTCAAGGCGCGAGACGCGCGACCCGGTGGCGGGCACGGAGACGGAGACCGAGACGGTCACGATCTGGACCGCCGCGCATTGGCGCCGCTTCGACCTGCGCGAGGTCAACGAGCAGTGGGTCATCGAGGGCGACACCGGCGAGGTGCCGCACACGCTCGGCCGCGTGCCGGTGGCGTTGTTGCGGTGGGTGCCGACGTCGCGTCCGCGCGACCTGCTCGCGCCCTCGGTGCTCTCCGGGAGCGTGGCGGCGGCGCTGGAGCTGTTCAACGTCCGCAGTGAGCTGCGCGCCATCGAGCGCGATTGCGTGTTCCCCATCCTCACGGTGCAGACCGATGACCCGACGAGCGTCGAGGGCTCGAAGGTGGGCACGCGCTCGGGGATGACGTACCCGACCAACGCGTCAGGCCCCGCGTTCATCGCGCCCGACGCCGCGGTCACGGTGCACTACGGCGCGCGCACCGAGGAGCTCACCACGCGGATCTACGAGGCCGCGTACCAGGAGCGTCCCTCCGCGCAGACCCAGGCGCCCGAGTCGGGCGTGTCGCGCGGCTACCGATACCGGCAGATGAGCGGCTTGCTCGTCGTGGCCGCGGAGCAGCACGAGGCCTTCGAGCGCGACGTCGTGTCGATCCTCGCGTCGTGGGATGGCGCCGACGCCTCAGCGTGGCAGGCCGCGACGACGATCAACTACCCCAGGCGGTTCGACCCGCAGGCGCCCGAGGAGCTCGCCGACACGGGCATGGCCGTGCTCAAGGAGCGCGCGCAGCTCGTGCCCGAGATGGCCGCGCAGGCCCGTCGCATGATTGCGATGGCGCTGTTCCCGCGGCTGGCGCCCGAGGACGCGAAGCGGCTCGACGACGAGCTCGCGGCGCTCGCCGACCGCGACCGCGCGGCCTTCGCGCAGAGCCAGGCGCAGCAGACTTCCGACGCCGCGATCACTGCGGCGGTGAACGACCTCCCGGCACCCGCGCCGGGGGAGTTCGTGCCTTCCCTCGCGGGGCCAACGGCCGGGGACACGACCCCGGCGGGAGCGTGATTCGTGGATGAGCAGCAGCAGCAGGCGCCCGAGGCGTCGCCCGCACCCGAGAAGACCCTGACGCAGAGCGAGGTCAACGCGATCCTCGCGCGCGAGACGCGCAAGCTCCGGGCGACCTTCGAGCCCGCGGTGGCCGAGGCCGAGGGCCTCAAGGCGCGGCTCGCGGAGATCGAGGCCGAGCGCGCACGCGCCGAGGAGGAGAAGCTCACGGCGCAGCAGCGCCAGGATCGCAAGATCGCGGCCGAGCGCGATGGCTACCAGAAGCAGATCGCGGACCTCTCCGCGCGCGCGCAGGACGAGCTCAAGCGCCGCCACGGGCTGATGGTGCAGCACGCCGCGGCGTCGCGCATCGGCTCGGTCGCGACGCGGCTGTTCAACCCGGAGATCGCGCCGGAGATCGAGTCGCTCGTCTCGAGCGCGATGGCGGTGGAGGCGGTCGACGGGCGCGAGGTCGTCACGATCCGCGTGGGCGAGGACGTGGAGCCCATCGAAACGGGCTGGCAGAGGTTCGTCGACACGAAGCTGAACAAGTTCTTCAAGGCCGCGGGCGGCGCCGGTGCAGCCCACGGCGGTGGCGGGAGCGCGGGTGGTCGGTCCGCGTTTGCCGGGATGTCTCCGACCGAGAAGATCGCGGCGTCCCTCAAGGGTCGCTGAGCGGCGGCGGGCCATGTCTCCCGCCCCGAAGAACCAGGAGCACACGTCATGGCCCTCTCTCTCGTCGAACTGCTGAAGCTCTCCAACAACCCGCTGATCCAGGGCGTGATCGAGAACATCGTCACGTCTGATCAGCTCGTGGCGAACCTGCCGCTGGTGCCGGTCCGCGGGAAGTCCTTCGACTTCAACCGCGAGAAGGCGCTCCCCGCGGTGTCGAAGCCCTCGCCCGGCGCGACGATCAGCGTGACCGACGCGCTCACGTTCTCGCGCGTGTCGGCGTACTGCCGCTCGCTCGTCGTCGACCAGGCGATCAACACCCTCGACGCCGCGCAGACCTCGAT